GGTTTGCGCAGCTCGGATTTCGACTCCGGGAGTATTATGATTTTGTTGGGACTTTGGGAATTTGTTCAGAACGAATGTTAACAGGGGGTGCTTGTGGCAGGGGTTAGTTGTCCAAAATGTCAAGGGAGTCGGCTCATAAAGTATGGAACAACGCCCGCCGGGAAGCAGAAATATAAATGCAGCGTTCCCAGTTGCCGGCATCAGCATGTCGACGGATCTGATCACAGGGTTAATTCGACAACGAAGACTATTGTTAAGGGATTACTTTCTGAGGGGATTTCTCCGGCTAAAATTGCAGCGAACATACCGGGTATCTCTCGGAGTTCGATCTATAAACTCGCGAAGGAAATTCAATGACCAACGGCGCGGATGACATTCGAAAACAAGTACAGGAACGGGTAGACCAGGAGGCGGCGCAGGTTCCCCCGAAGGATGAAGAACCCAAAATCACAAGCAAGTTTATCCAGCAGTGCCTTTTCTCCAACGCGCTGGGAGACGCCACCCTCTATGCCGCACTATTCCGTGATAGGTTTCTCTATTGCAAAAACACCATGGAGTGGTTTGAGTGGAACGGCCACTTTTGGGAGAAGGATATCATGAACCGCTCGCTTTCCTCCGTTGAAAAGGTTGTCGATCACTACCTGTCTGAATACAAATCCGTCGCCGGCAGGATCGCGGATCTGGCAGTTCAGGAAAGCGATGACGACAGAACCGCGAAAATAAAGAAGCTCAAAGACAACCAAGACCGCCTGCTCAAACGTGTCAGCCAGCTCCGGGACGATAAGCGCCGCACCTCCTGCCTGAAATTCGCCCACACCATCAATGAGCCCCTGGCCGTAAAAGGCGAGGAGTTTGACGTCAACCCAATGCTCTTCCCCTGCGCGAACGGCGTCCTCGATCTCGCCACCGGCCTTTTAAAGCCCGGACGCCCCCATGATTACATGTCCATGGCCAGCCCCATTGAGTTTCTCGGCATTGATGCGCCCGCGCCCCTCTGGGAACAGTCGCTCCTGCAGATATACAATGACGACAAAGACCTCGTCGCCTACCTGCAGCGTCTCTTCGGCTACACAATGACCGGCCTGGTCAGCGAAAAGGTTTTTCCGGTCATGTACGGCAGGACCGGATGGAACGGGCGGAGCTTAATCCTTGAAACCATCAGCCATGTCATGGGGAGTTTTGCCGGCCCGATCCCCTCAGAGATGCTGCTTTCGTCAAAATTGACCAAGAACTCCGCGGGTCCGTCTCCGGATATCATGGGGTTGAAGGGCTTGCGCCTGGCCTCCGCGTCCGAGATTGATGAGCAGCAGCGATTTTCCGCCGCCAAAATCAAATGGCTGACCGGAAAGGACGAGCTGATCGGCCGGCGCCCGAACGACAAGCACCAGACCCGATTCAAGCAGACGCATAAACTCTTTCTCCAGACAAACACTCTGCCATCAGCCCCGCCGAACGACAGGTCATTCTGGATGCGCCTGCACGTAATCCCGCACAACATTTCTTTCGTCAACCGGGATCCCCAGGAGGCGCACGAACGCCGGGCGATCCTCGATCTGGACACGCAGATCCTGAAGGAGGCCTCCGGAATCCTCGCCTGGATGTTGCGGGGATGCCTGCTCTATCAGAAAGACGGGCTGAATCCGCCCACAACCGTCATCGAGGAGGGGAAGAAATACCAGCGCAACGAGGATCTGCTTGCGGATTTCATCGACGAATGCTGCCTTCGCGAACCCGCGGCAAAGGAAAAGGCGGCGATTCTCTACGCCCGCTTCATCGACTGGTATCACGACAACGTCGGCAAGAACGAACCCTCCGGTACCTGGTTCGGCAAGCAGCTCGGGCAGAAGTATGAGAAGTGGAAATCCGAGGGGTGCGTCATGTACCAAGGTGTCGCCCTCAAGACGGATCAGGGAGAGTTGGACACATAACCATAGCACTTTTTAAATTTGAGAAAAAACAATGAAAACAAAAATACCACTCACTAACTATCCAACCCTCCCCGCACGCCGGACCGGGTTTGTATTTTTGCCAAAAATCGGCATTGTCGGCATTATTGGCCTAACCGTCCGTAATGGTTCGGGGATTGACGGAGATAGTCTGGATAGTTTTACTTTTTCGGGGAGGGTAGGAGAGTGCTACGTATGTTTTTCCTCTCTTCAATTTTGGTAAAAGTGCTGATAGAGCCCCTATAGGCAGAACTATCCAACCCTCCCCGAAAGGGGGGAGGTATATAGTTAAAAATTTAATAATATAATAATAATAAGTAGTTATAAAAAAAGAAGAAAAAGCAGGAAAAAGAGAAAAACGACAATAGATGAATGAATATATTAACATGGAGGGTTTGAGATGAAGAAGGAAGATAAAATTATACCTTTTATCTATGAAGAAAGTCCCGTCCGGGTGATCCAGGATGAGCAGGAATGTCCGTGGTTTGTGGCGAAGGATGTCTGTGGTATTTTAGAGATTGTAAATGTGGCCGATGCGGTTGAAAACCTTGATGATGATGAAAAGGGTATAGGTTTTGTCTATACCCTTGGTGGCCAGCAACAAATGATCACCATTAACGAACCTGGTCTCTATGCCCTTATCTTTCGATCAAATAAGCCGAACGCTAAAACCTTCCGCAGGTGGATCACACACGAAGTGCTTCCCTCTCTTCGCAAAACCGGCCGTTACGAAATTTCGAACGCTGTCCTCTCCCGTGTCTCAGAGGAGGTCCTATCAGTCGTCCGTGAAGGACACAGAGGAATTAAAACAAACGCCCGAATGAAATTGTTGAGCATCGCCTGTCAGATTGCTCGCCTGGATGGATTGTTCCATACCCGTGACGAGATATACCTTGATTATGCTGTCCTTTGTAAAACTATCCTCGAAGATTCTGATTCAACAGTTCTAATCGATTATTATGAAACCGACCAGAATAACTGGGATAAAAAAATCATTGATAAGTTTATAGAAGACTGTTGCGAGTGCGAGCCGGGGGCAAAAGCACAAGCATCGTATCTCTACCGTCGCTTTATTGACTGGCATATTACCACCCTCGGTGAACAAATTCCTTCCGGCACATGGTTTGGAAGGCGATTAAGCGGTATATTTCAAAAATCTAAGTCTGAAGGCCTTGTAATGTATTGGGGAATTGCCCTCAAGGGTGAGTAAATTTAGATGAACGTATTGGATCTGGCAACAAAAAAAATTAAGTTGCGAAAGGTTAGCTCAACGCGTGGCGGTGAATATCAGGGGGCCTGCCCTGGTTGTGGTGGGACGGATCGCTTCCATGTCTGGCCGCTGCAGAACGAGGGCAAGGGCAGTTATTGGTGCCGATCATGTGAAAAGGCGGGGGACAATATCCAGTTTCTTCGAGATTTTGAGGGGCTGTCATTCAAAGATGCGTGCGCATATCTCAACGTCACCCTTCCGGAGCGTCCGGAGCATTACACACCATCGACGGCCCCGAGTCAAAAACCGGAATTCACCCCCGAAAACCATGCCGCGCCCGCCGAACTATGGCAGGAAAAGGCCGAAAAACTCGTCTCCTGGGCGCAGGAAAACCTCAAAAAGAACACAGAAGCCCTCGCCTGGCTCGCGGATCGCGGCATAAACGGGGAAACGGCGGAGAATTTCCGCCTCGGCTGGAACCCGGGAGAAGACGGAAAGGATATCTACCGGCATCGCAAGTCATGGGGTCTCCCGGAGATCCTGAAAGAAGACGGCAAACCGAGGGCGCTCTGGATTCCCCAGGGCCTCGTCATCCCCTACGTTGTCGACAGGATCGTCCACCGCGTCCGGATCCGCCGCCCCGAAGGCGAACCGCGCTACTATGTCATCCCGGGATCATCGACCGCAACCATGATCATCGAGCACGCCCGACGGGCCTTCGTGATCGTCGAGTCCGAGCTGGACGCGATCACCGTCGCCGCCCACAATACCCTTGCCGGCGCCGTCGCCTTAGGATCGGTCAGCGCAAAGCCGGACGCTGAAACATGCGCAATTCTGCAGGGCGCCCTCCAGATCCTCGTTGCTCTCGACTATGACGAGGCGGGACTGAAGGCGATGAAGTGGTGGTAGGAACACTTCGACCGCTGTGATCGTTGGCCGGTACCTCAGGGGAAAGACCCCGGTGAAGCCATAAAGCTGGGGATAGACTTGAATCAATGGATAAAAGCAGGGCTCCCGCCGGCGTTGACAGTTGAGGGATCAGGGGTCAGGGGTCAGGGGTCAAGGATACCGGAAATCAGGCACGGTGAGCCGGTAGTCAGGCATAGCGGCTCGGAAATCAGGCACGCGGCGCCGGAGAACCTATCCGCCCCGGTACTGGAACTCTATGACCTCCTCCGGAAAAACCCCGGCGTCGTCATCTACAATTCCGCGAACCGTTTCGCCGTCCTGCGCGGCGGCAAATTTGTAGGCGGTCGGATCAATGAGTTGGTCTTCCGGACGCCGGACGTAACAACCTACATAATGAACCACCCCGCCGAAGAAATCGACGGGGGGAACTTTATCCATTCAACTCCCCCTTTATAAAGGGGGACCGAGGTGGATTATGAGGAGGACAAATGCCGGCGCTTAATTTTAAAAAGAGATTTGCTCCCAGGGTAGAGTCAGGGGAGAAACGACAAACCATCCGGGCTAAAAGAGAAGATGGGAAAAATCCCAGGCCTGGAGGCATACTCTATCTCTACGTTGGCCAAAGAACAAAGGGCTGCCGAAAATTAGGTGAGGGGCGTGTGGTCTCCGTCGAGGAAATCACAATTTATGAGACGGGAATTGTTGTATCGGGTACATGGTTGCTTGAACGGGAAGAAGTCAAACTGGCCCATGACGATGGTTTTGAAAATCTCAACGAATTCTATCAATTTTTTATCGACGAGCATGAACTTCCCTTCTGGGGTCTGCTCATTAAATGGGAGCCGATAAACTAATGCACCCCTTCCACGTCATCCTCTACATCCTCGGCATCGCCGGAGTCCTACTTAATAATCACCGGCGGCGGGAATGCTTCTATGTCTGGCTGGTTTCGAATACCGGCTGGATGATGGTGGACTATAACGCCGGGCTTTATGTCCAGGCGGGGCTCTTTGGGACATACTTGATTCTTGCCGCACATGGGCTGTGGAAATGGAGGGATACAAATGGAAATTAAAGTCATGCCGATCGCCGATTTAATGACCCCCGATTATCACCCGCGAAAAAAATTGAAACCTGGCGATGGATCCTATGAGAGATTGAAAAAATCGATCCTCGAATTCGGTTATATAGATCCCGTTGTCTGGAATCGGCGGACCGGGCATATCGTCAGCGGTGTTCAGCGCATTGAGGTCCTCGAGGATATCGGATTTACCGCAACCGAGGTTTCTATCGTTGATTTATCAATCGAAAAGGAGAAAGCCCTAAATATCGCCCTCAATAACCTGGCCGGTGAATGGGACATGCCTTTATTGAAGGACCTGATCATCGAACTCGAAACCTATGATTTTGATATCGAGCTGACCGGATTCAGCAAGGCGGAGATCGAAAAGCTCCTGGGCCGGGATGTAATCGAGGATGACTTCGATGCCGATGCCGAGGCGGATAAAATTAAAGAGCCTGTCAGCCGGCGTGGCGACATTTACCAGCTTGGCCGGCACCGTCTTATGTGCGGCGATTCAACCATTGCCGCGGAGATGGACAAACTGATGGACAGGAAGAAAGCCGACATGGTCTTCACGGATCCGCCCTACAATGTCAATTACGGCGCCACCATGAAAGACAACATGAGGAAAAAGGTATCGAAGGAAAACGCCGGGCGCACCATACTCAATGATCACTTTAAAAACAAAGGAAGGCTTTTATCAGTTTCTTCACGGCGCTATCTCATCTTTCAAGCCTTGTGTCGCCGGTGATGTCTATGTTTGCATGTCAAGCAGCGAGCTCCACACACTGCAGCGCGCATTCAGTGATTGCGGGGGCCATTTTTCGACGTTCATCATCTGGGTAAAGAATCACTTCACCATCGGGCGCG